TATGTTTACACTAGATACTTGCCACGCACAGAGTTCAACACTAGATACAAACTTTTCAGAACACGATCCCGAACACAAAACATTTAACATCATTAAACTAGACAACGGACAGATTGCGGCACAACCAAACAACAGAGTTGTGTTTACAGACCAAAGCCTGATTCCAACTGAAAGAAAGATACCCGACTTTAAAGTTTGTACACAAAACTATACAGTAGAAAACAATCCCAAGTGGAGTGTAGGGCATACAGACGAGTGGGCATATAAAGATAAAAACGAGGGGCTGAAAGATTAACAAGAAAGAAGCATATCGACTTTTTTGGTTAATTAAAGGACATCTCAACACCTCCGAACAAACAATATTAAATAGTTACGACAGTTACTTTAAGCGTGTATGGTATATGGAAGAATCATATATGCATGAAGAAGGATTTGAGGAAGCATGGCAACAGATAAAATTAAAATCAAACGCACAATAGAATATAACGGGCCTAACAAAAGAGATTACTTTTTAGCAGACTTATTAAAAAAATACAATCCAACAACAGGCTGTGAAGTTGGTGTACGCAACGGAAGAACTACATTTCATCTGCTAGATGCATTTCCAAATTTAAAAATGTATGCTATTGATTATGATATTAAACTATTTTATAAGGATAGCATAATTCTAAAGTATGGCCCTAGATTAAAAGCAATTCAAGGACACAGTCATACAGTACACGATCAAATCGAAGATGCTAGTTTAGATTTTGTGTTCATTGATGCTGGACATGATTACAATAGTGTCAAAGGAGATATAGAATACTATACTCCAAAACTAAAACCAAACGGTTGGTTGTGTGGACACGATATGGATTTTCCAGGTGTTAATCGTGCAGTAAACGAATTATTACCAAACAACCATCATATCGGTCCTAATAATGTTTGGTTTACTTGTCTAGATAAATCGGTGCCAATTCCTTTTAAAGTTCTTGACTTCTAGCATAAATCTATATATAATATAAAAATTATTAACAAAGGAGTATCGCATGAGTGATAGAACTTTTGGCGCAGAAGAAAAAGCCAAATTGGTCCAAATTGTAAATGAAGGTGTAACTGTAATGCAAGAAGTACAGGACCTACAAGAAGGACTTAGAGATACAATTAAAGCAGTAGCAGAAGAACTAGATTTGAAACCAGCACTAATTAACAAAGCAATTAGAATCGCACAAAAAGGCGAATGGCATAAAGCAGTTGATGAATTCGAAGATTTGGAAAACATCATTGTTACTACAGGCAAGGATAAAGTCTAATTGCAAAGTATTAAAAACTTTTGGTTAAACTCGTACCACAGTGATAAAACAGCGTTCTACTTTGAACTTGTAAGTTTTGTTTTCACTGTGAGTGCCAGTTTAACACTTGCTATTACCGCAAGAGATCCTAATATGCTAATAGTATATCCTGGATTTTTTGTTGGTAGTGTTACACAAGCATACGCAAGTTATCGTAGAGGAGCCGCTTGGGTTTTTCTACTAACAACCTATTTTGCCTGTGTAAATGTATTTGGATATGGTGTGGCATCAAATTGGTGGTAAAAGATAATTTTAGGCTTGCTTTTTTTAGGCACAGAACATATAATAGTAAATAATGTTGAAGAAGGTCAGTCGGCCATAAACGACGTAATTGGTTTTTGCCAGCCGCAAGTGGCATGTATAGGATATGAAAATGAAAAACGAATCTTCTGATTTCTTTCAGAAAAACAAATACGTACACATAAAGAATTTACTTCCAGTAGATCTTTGTCACGTTGCAACACAATACTCTGTATTTCAGATGACTCAAAACTTTGAGCCTGAAACTGGAAAAACTGCACAAGTTCCCGGAACACATGGAAAATATGGTGATCCATTAATGGAAACACTTTTACTCATGTCTACACCGTACGTGCAGGCAAATACCGGTCTTGAACTTATTCCAACATATTCATACTATAGACTTTACAAGCCAGGTGACGAATTACACAAACACAAAGATCGTCCTGCTTGCGAAATAACCGCAACCATAACACTAGGCTGGGGTTACAAAGAAACAGAAAAAGATTGGAAATGGCCAATTCTTTTAACAGATACTAACGGCGAACAAAAATCATTTAGTTGTGATTTAGGCGACGGTGTAATATATCGTGGTTTAGAATTAGAACATTGGCGTGAACCTTTTATAGCAGGTGAAGGATCATTCCAAGCACAAGTATTTTTACATTATGTTGATGCAAATGGACCATATGCAAAAGAACATGCGTTTGATGGTAGACCAGGAGTTGGGTTCCCAGAACCCAAATAATAGGAGAAGATATTGAGTTACGTAGATGCACTTTGGGATCGTGACAAAGACATTATTAAAGTTGTAGAACGAAATAAAAAAGGTGATCGCGAGTTTCGCGAGTTTCCTGCAAGATATGTATTCTATTACGGAGATGCTAAAGGCAAGCAAAAAAGTACATTCGGCGACAGCGTAAGTCGTGTTGTTTGTAAGAGTTGGAAAGACTTCCTTAAAGAACAAAAAATTAACAAACATCGTGGACTATATGAAGCGGATATTAATCCTGTATACAGATTACTTGAAGAAAACTATCTAGGTCAAGATGCTCCTAATCTAAATGTTGCGTTTTTTGATATTGAGGTTGACTTCGATCCAGAACGTGGATACAGTTCACCTGAAGATCCATTTACTGCTATTACTGCTATCACAGTACACTTACAATGGCTTGACAGCCTTATCACACTAGCACTTCCGCCTAAAACATTAACAATGGAACAGGCAAAGGAAGAATGTAAAGATTTCCCTAACACATATCTGTTTGAAACTGAAGCCGAAATGCTCGACACGTTTTTGGACTTAATTAAAGACGCAGATATTTTATCAGGGTGGAACAGTGAAGGATATGATATTCCTTATACTGTCAACCGTGTAACTCGTGTGCTTTCAAAAGAAGATACAAGACGTTTTTGTTTGTGGGATCAATATCCTAAAAAACGTACATTTGAAAAGTACGGAAGAGAGCAGGAAACCTATGACCTAATAGGCAGACAGCATTTAGATAGTTTGGAATTATATCGTAAATATACATATGAAGAAAGACACACATATCGACTTGACGCTATTGGCGAAATGGAGATCGGCGAAAAGAAAACTGTTTACGAAGGTACGCTCGATCAACTTTATAACAATGACTTCAGAACGTTCATCGAATACAACAGGCAAGACGTTGCACTGTTGGACAAGTTGGACAAAAAACTAAGGTTCATTGATTTAGCCAACGAACTTGCTCACGCAAATACAGTTTTGCTACCCACCACAATGGGTGCTGTGGCAGTTACAGAACAAGCAATTATTAACGAAGCACATAGACGTGGTTATGTTGTGCCTAACAGGGTACACAGAGAACCAGGTTCAGCACAGGCGGCTGGTGCTTATGTAGCATATCCTAAAAAAGGACTACATGACTGGATTGGTTCAATGGACTTGAACTCACTGTATCCATCTGTAATTCGTGCATTGAATATGGATCCAGCAACAGTGGTAGGCCAACTGCGACAAAATCATACAGAAAATTATCTTAACGAACAAATGAATTTTAAAAAGAAATCATTTGCGGCGGCTTGGGAAGGAAAGTTCGGTAGTCTTGAATATGACTATGTTATGGAACAACGCAAAGATATTGAAATACATATTGACTGGGAATCCGGAGAAAGCGATAGTTTAAGTGCCGCAGAAGTGTATAGATTGGTATTCGAAAGCAATCAACCATGGATGCTTACTGCCAATGGTACTATTCTTACAACTGAATACGAAGGTATTATTCCCGGACTACTAAAACGTTGGTATGCTGAACGTAAAGAAATGCAGGGCAAAAAAACTGCCGCACAGGACGCAGGTAACAAGATTGAAACTGCTTTCTGGGATAAACGACAACTTGTTAAAAAAATTAACCTAAACAGTTTGTATGGTGCTATTCTAAATCCAGGCTGTAGATTCTTTGATCATAGAATTGGTCAAAGCACTACACTAACTGGTCGTGCTATCGCAAAACACATGAGTGCTAAGGTTAATGAAATTATTACTGGTGAGTATGATCACGTAGGCAAAAGCATTATATACGGTGACACTGACTCTGTTTACTTTAGTGCTTACACTAGCCTACGTGCTGAAATACAAAAAGGTGATATTCCTTGGAACAAGGAAAGTGTTATTCAACTGTATGATCAAATATGTGAAGAAGCAAACACCACATTTCCTAAGTTTATGGCTGATGCTTTTCACTGTCCAAAAAGCAGGGGAGAAGTTATTGCCGCAGGTAGAGAAATTGTTGCTGAAAAAGGTTTATACATTACAAAGAAACGTTATGCGGCATTGATTTATGACCTTGAAGGTTTTAGAACTGACGTAGAAGGCAAGCCTGGTAAAGTAAAAGCAATGGGTCTTGATTTGAAAAGATCAGATACTCCTGTGTTTATGCAGGACTTCTTAAGTGAAGTGCTGTTGGCTGTGCTAACAGGTGCTCAAGAAGAACAAGTGCTTGAGATGATTACAGACTTTAGAACAAAATTCAAAGCACGACCAGGCTGGGAAAAAGGTTCGCCTAAACGTGCTAACAAAATTACAGAATACCAAGCAAAAGAAAAGAAACAAGGTAAAACGAATATGCCGGGCCATGTAAGAGCAAGTATCAATTGGAATACACTCAAAGACATGAATGGCGACAAGTTTAGTATGCAGATTGTTGACGGAATGAAAGTTATTGTCTGTAAACTGAAAAACAATCCTATGGGTTATACTTCGGTTGCTTACCCAACGGATGAACTAAGACTACCAAAATGGTTCCAAGAACTTCCTTTTGAAGATGATGAAATGGAAACAGCAATCATTGATAAGAAGTTGGATAACCTAATTGGAGTTCTAGATTGGGATATTAAATCAACCGAACAGAAGAATACATTCAATAATTTATTTGACTTTGAATGATTTTCTAAATATAATAGTATATAAGGAACGGAGAAAACTATGAAAGACATTTTACAAGATATTGTAGCACATACACACGCCCTTGGCTTTCTTAACATTGTTAAGGTAAACGGTGATGATGCTCAAACAGGCATCGACAGCA